CATCTCTATTAGATATGCTTGATTAAATGATGAGTTAGAATCTTCACCATAGATTGGATCATAGTCATTTAATGTTCTTGGTATGTAATAACAATTTCTTCCAAGAGCACGAATGAATTCAGCATTCAGATCCTCTAAAAGATTTTGTTCGCTATTGACATCTCTGATGTATGGATTTTGTGCCATATTATCCCGTTATAAAGTGTGGAGGAAGTTCGTATTCTGATTGCATACGTTGTTCAAGTGCTGCAACTTCTGCCGATCCTTCTTGGTATAGTTGACCACCACGGAGTGTAACACCACCTGGCATCTGAACACCATCAAATTTAGAAAGGTTTGCGCCCCACTGTCGTTTGATTAGTGCAGTGACATATTCTTTGAGATAACGGTCATTGAAAATCTTTGGGTAGTTGTTTGGATTCAATGTTGCATATCCTTCAATAACAATATACTGTCCGGGTGAACAATCTCTAGATAAATCAGTATCCATGATGAGCCTATCAGTAACCTTACTGAAGTGGATAATATGTTCTGGATTGAAGAATTGTTCCACCATACTGATGTATCGCATAGTGCTGTCATATCCTGCTAAACCCATCGAGCTTGCCATTCCGAGACCACGGTTGATTCCGAAATAATCTGTTAAGGCTAATTGGTAGCGAATGTCAAACATGTCTTGATTTGAGAGAGCACCAAATTTAAATACACGGACAATCGATAAAAGATCTTTACCAGTTGGTCCGGGGGCATCTCCAAATCCCATAGCTTTTTGTATCTTGGATGTGGGGATATACTGATTATTGATATCCTCTTCGGTAATCTGATATGCAAAAATACATCTTTCAACACCATCAAAGTGACGTTCTGAAAAGTATTCTAATGCATCATCAAGACGCTCTTCTGCTTGCTTATAGTCTACATTTATTTCGACAACGGGAGAACCGAGTCTTCTAAGAGCATAATCAATAAGGGTTTCTCTTGAATTTGGGTTTGACATATTTACACCTCTCAGGTATTTAGGGGATTTTGAGGTCTAAAATAATTATTTTTGATCTTCAGTATCCTCGGGTGCCGAAACAGTTATTCTTACTAATTGTTTTGCATCATAATTTTCTATGATATATTTCCGACTACCGTCTTTCTCTTCGGATGGGGTATAATCACTAAATCCAGGCATATTGAGAGGACAATAGAGAGTGGGGTAATCTAATTTAGAATATTTTTCATTTGTTGAATTTAGCCACGTTGTGGGCTTATCACCACATCCACATTCTTTACAATAAAATTTACCCTCAGTTTCACTTTTTGTCAAACTTTCACATGGAGGTAAAGCCCCTCCAATAGATTTATCACCAAAACAACTCAGAGTTCTTAACTGTTTAGTTGGTATATCAGTTTTTTTATTTCTGAAGCCACGAGAAGCCAGGGATAATGCAAATGTTTGCATCATTGTTAATTTTTTATTAACCATATCTACACTCCTTCTGAGTGGATGTTTTGATTCATATTCTTGTTTTTTACCACAGGTACAATTGCCACATTTTTTACGATGCATACTCATTATTATAATACATCAGATGGTCCAATCTGAATAAATCCTTCTGTTCCTGATATTGCTATGAATAGCTTTTTCTTCGTTACCCCAGAACCAGCGGGGACGTTGAGTGTATATCCACCAGTCTTACCAAACTGGGGATCCAAGAAGTATGGCTGACCAGCGGTCAATCCTGTAAATCCACTAAAGAGTCCTGATGTAGTGACGGTTACTTCATTTCCAGTAACACCCTTTACAACACCAATACTTTCGTTACCGTGATATGGATCTAATGTTGGTCCACCACTTGCTGCTGCGATAGACAGTACAAGTTGTCCCTGTGAGCCAGAAGTAACAAATCGTCCCGCAGTTAGACCGGCAGTAACTCCAGATGAAACCGTGACTGTGACATCATAGGAACCTGCGTTGGTTACGTCACCAGCGACACCAACATCACCCTGAATAGTAATTCCGTGTGGTATACTATCGGCAAGACCAAAACGAAGAAATCCTGCGGTTGGTCCTTTGGTGGCTGTTCCTAGTTCAGCACTGACTCCCTGCAATCTAGAACCAGAAATATCGATATCATAGATCTTGGCTCTATTTAACTTAGCTATAACTTCATCATTTGTCTTGGTAAACCAATCGAAAAATGAAGTGGTTGAATTGAGATTCGGGATTTGATATTCGTTGTTTTCTACGCCCATTTAATTTTCCTATACCCTTGTTATGTATTTGATTGATAATCTCTTATCTGCGGTGGTCCCACTGAGTTGGAAAGCAGAGTTACCTATATGTGTGATTGTACCTGAAAGTGCTGTAATATCAGGATCTCCTTTAGCTGTCGAAACTGCCGAAAAAGAACCAGCACCGTCTTCAACATATATTGTTAATCCTGTACCAAAAGCGGCTCTGTCTGTTGTTGATATTAGTATATCTGATGTCGTCGTGTTTAGAAGATTACTAGCTTGGATAACACCAATGACCTTTCCGCGTAATAGTGAAGTCTCTCCTGTTTGTGCGCTTAGTGTAGGTTGAGCGGCATACAATTTACTACCAACAGCAGGTCTTTTTCCTGAAGCGAACGTCAATAGTGTATATACTAGGTTTGACTTTGTATCTGTAGTATTTGGTGGGAGGTCCAATCCTAGTTCTCTATTATTAGAAAAGTTAGTAGGTTCACTAATAATTGCATATGAATCAAAACTAGTTGGTGTAGATCCTGCAAATGATCCAACTCTCAGTGTGCTTTCAATATTAGATTCTTTCATTGTAACACTAGTCATAAATGCGTTTACTGGAATAATTGGACCGTACAGATTTTTTTCAGTCAATAGTCCATCATATGGAGTAATAAATGACTTTAATGCATTTTCGAAACCATAATTATTATTTGTATCAGAAACCTTAAACTGTACTTTAGTATTATCTTTTCCTACAAGACGCTCATTAGTCGCTAAATCTTTTGCAATTTTTACACCACGAATATACCAGACATCTTCTTTAATTTTTGTAAGATCAAACTCAACAGTGGGTTTGGTGCCGTTTGAAAAAACCGTTATGTTTGGTGCTGTTACCCCCGCAACAGTAAAGTCACTGTCTTTTAGACCACCCGCTTTTGGATCGATGTATACCATCTCAACTGAACCAGCTTTGCTCGACCAAGCAGTAGCCTTTTCATTATACCAACCCAAGGGAGAGGAATCACTAAATGGAGATCCTTGAATTTGTGCTGATAAAGTTGTGGGAGCTATTGAACTTGGAAGATCTCCCAAGGTAGATCCAGTACCACCAAATCTTATCTGGGTGTTGATACCAGACATGCGGAGTGCTTGTTGTAATTTGAATACATCATATCGTTTTATATCACCAAATTCATACAAAACATTACCCGCAGTAATTTCGCTGGGTGTTGTCTGGTTGTAGTAGTTTTCTACACCATAGAATTTTGCCGCACCAGTTCCAAGTGGCTGAAAAGGATCACAGACTGCTGTTTTGAATGGACCTAAAGTTACACCATCATCAACATAGTTTCCTTGATCAGCAGCAAAGAAATTAATTCTGTCTCTAATTTCTAATGTGACCCAATTACTATCTGTAAATCTGTTATCACTCTGCGCTAGTGCAATCCAACTATACCCATCTTCTTGTTCAATAACAACAGTGGGTAAATCTGCAACACTAGTATATCCATTACTTGGTTTATATACAGAAGCAGTTGCACAATCTGTTCTATTACTAGAATTATTACCGACACATAGGAATAACACACCATCACCAATTGTAGGATCGAAGACAAAGCAGTTTTGTGTTTCCGGTCCAATGCTAGGATCGTATCTATCATAAACAGTAGATTTCTGCCAATCTTTTCTGGGGAAGCATAAACGATAATCATCCCGAGTTACTCTTTGGAAATAGCAAGCCGACAACCAAAAGTCATTTAGACTTTGAAGATCATTTTGTGGCACATCAGTAAAGGTATTGGAATTTAATGAAATATATTGGTTACTGGAATATATGAGTTCTTCCATCTGATTGACAGCATTCTCAAACTTATTTGTTCCAGTGTTTAAAATTTTACGAATTGCGGTAACCATTATGGATATCCTCCTATAGGACAGGAACTATTTGACTCTCTACCATCATTTGGTGATGTATTTCCAGATGCAGCATTCAAGAAGGCAACATCCAGTATATTTAGTATTCCAAAAGACGAACCGGCTATGGTGACTGCATCTGACCAGTCAGGGAATGCATAAGTCAACATGTTAGCGAGATTATATGTGGCACCACCAGTTATACCGAAGTGTGCTGTTGATCCAGAGCAACCAGCCGTTGCAGGGATACTAGTAGTATCATCTAGGGTATATGGGAAATAGTTACCAATAATTGCAATCTCTTCACCCGTTCCCGTACCATCATAGGCACCTTCACCAAATGTGGCTTCTTCCCATTGAGAAAAATCTGGAATATTATCATTCTGTATAACTGTTATTGTTGTATCAATTGGATTGTAATCAGATCCCTGTGTCTGTGATGATCTATATGTGGTATCAGAAGCATTACTAAAATCGTCGTTTGTTGCAG